TTTTGCTTTTAAAAAGAATAGGAATGTGATATAATAAATAGTGGAGCAACAGTTCTGCGTGAAGCGGGTCAGGGGAGGAATCCAGCAGCCCTAAGCGATGTGAATTGTGTGCTCTTTTTTCGTACAATTTAAAAACCCTTTAATATCAACACTTTAAAGGGTTTTTGTTTGTCTTATATGATAAAAAGGGGCAGGCGAGGGGCATAATTTATAGTTTTATCTTTTCTAACTTACTAGATATGTCTGATATCATTTTTTGAGTGACATGGGAATAAATCTCTAGTGTGGTCTTTGAGTCACTATGTCCTACTCTATCCATGATGGCAGTCAAAGGAATGCCTAGCTCAGCAAGTAGGGATATGTGAGAATGTCTAAATGTATGTGTAGTTATATTTTTTTCTATGCCGATTTTTTGACCATGTCTTTTCAATGCACAAATAACCCTGGCATTTGTTATTGGTTCTCCTAGAGTATTGATAAAAATAAAATCTGTATCAAATCCATTTGTCGCATTCTCTATTATTTGCTCTTTGATAATATCTAACACTTTTTGAGGTGCTGTTATAACCCTATCGGACTTGATTGTCTTTGGTGTAGTTCTCTCTTTTTGTCTGAAATCGTATGTATGCTTGATGTGAATAGTCTTTTTAGAAAAATCTATATCCTCCTTGTAGTTTAAGGCTGCCAGTTCTCCATACCTCATGCCAGTAAGAAAAAGAACTTTAGCTATTCGGATATACTTTGTAATTCGATAATCACATAGGGCCTCGTCTTTTAAATTTTGGATGAATAACTTAAACTCTTTCTGATCTAAGTATTTTGTATTTTTCTTTCTGAGATCGTCAGTTGTAATTAGCTTTCTAGGCATTTCAACAAATAGCATTTCATTTGTATCGATGTAATTCATTCTGACAGCGTATTTCATTATCTGATTAAGCTTGAACTTGATTTTAGAAACATAATTATGAGACCTTCCATCTTGTAATAGCTGATCTATCACTTTTTGTAATAATCGTCTATCGATATTTCTAACTAAATAGTCGCCCTCTATCTGCTTTAAAATCTCTTTTTTTACATTTTTTGAAGCGTATACGGTTGAGTTTTTTACGCCGTGTTTCCAGTTCTCCTCAAATTCCTCATATAATTTTTCAAAAGTTATATCAGAAACAAAATGTTGTTTTTCTCCTAATTTTTGTTTTATCTTTTCCTGCAGCAAGATGGCAGCTTGATTCCTTGCTTGTGGTGTTTTCTTTTCCATCGTAACTGATACTTTTTTCAATTTTTCAGTATACGGATCTTTATATCTTTCGAAAAATTTATATTTCCCGTTGGGTAATTCTTCCATCCACATTGTTTTTACCTCACTTTTTTGATAAAATGGGTATAGTAAAACAGGCCATTTAATGCCTTTTACTATCCAGTATATCCTCACACTCAAGATTGCCGTCGGAGAGTGTGGGGAATTTTTTTATTTAGTCAAAAAATCTTTCGACATTATTTGCTTGCGCTTGTGTTAATTTAGTTGAAATGGTTTTGATTTCACCAGTTGTAGTATTTCTTAGAAATACCGAAGCTGATCCTGGTTTTTCTTCTTGTGTAGTAACCGAAGTGGAATTGATAGTTCCGTTTTTTGCCCTAGCTCCACCAGCCATGGCGCCAATAACAGCCCCAACTGGATTTATTGCAGCGCCAATCGTTCCTCCAAGGAGAGTGCTACCAACTCGACCTTTTTGCTTGGTTTTTCCTGTAGTCGTTGTCCTCTCAATAATTGTAGAACCTGAGAAACTAAAGTTTTCAAATTCATAGAGTACAGGTTCTTCTGAATATAAACCAATGTAGTATTGGCCATCAACTGTTTTTCTGATAGTAGTAGAACTAGTGAACTGATTTGATGCTGGTAATGTGATTTTTGTTTCTAACGATGCTTTTTTTCTCATTTCGTTAGCTTTATCTAATCCTTCTGCAGTTTTATCAACTGCAGTTTTTGCTATATCTTTTAATTTTTTGAAGTCCATATTTTTATCCTATCAATTCATAATATTCGTCAATGACCATCAATTCGTCTGTGACTGTTCTAAGCTCATGTTTTTGCATGAACTGGATATAGTTAAATGATTGATGGTCGTCTGATAGTGCGAGTTCTTCTTCTAGTAGTTTATGGATCATATGCCTATTAGCTTCATTTTCGCATCTGGTGTGGTTGTTTTTGTATAGTGTAGTAGAATGTTCCAGATGTCCTAATTCGTGGTATACGACCCGTTTTTTTGCGTCCTCGGACAGTTCACGGTTTATAAAGATAATACTGATTTCTTTGATATAAACTCCAGGTCTTTGCCAAAGTTCGTTATCAAAGTAAGCGAGAGTGACACCGTGCGAGTCCACTAGCTCTTCAATAGTCATAGGCTATCTACCTCTCAAATATATTTCTATGATGTTTTGAATCGCATCGATATCTTCTTCTGTGAGTGGTTTGCCATCGAATGTCTTTGCATTCTCTGCCATCTTTCGGAGGTCCTCAGACGTGTATCCTGCGATTGTATCATTGTTTGCAATAGCAGGATTATCCGTCCGTCCGAGTAGATAGTCGGTAGACACATTGAAGTAGTCGGCGATTTCTGAAATTCGTTCAGTGGACGGTTTTGAATTTTTTAGATTATAAATAGTATTTCTACTATAACCAAGTTTTTCTTCCAATAAATTTATTGAAAGGCCTTGCTTTTTGGCAAGTTCTTTTATTCTGTCAAATGTCTGAAACATTGATTTATCAACCTTTCTAAGAACATGACAAAAAATATTTAATATTTCTCATTAAAATGCTTGACAAAGTTAATGCTAAGTATTAAAATAGTTTTTGTAAGTTAGTGAGTTAGTAAAAAACGAAGTAAAAACTTATCTAAAAATAATAGCTTTGGCGAGCGAGAGAATTGATAGATATTGTTTTATCAAGGTTTTTAATTATGCTTTCATTTTAATACTATACATTAATTTTGTCAAGTAATTTATAAAATAATTTACTAACTCATTTTCTTACAAAATAAAAAACGTATTCTATCTGCTTCATAGAATACGCTACGGAAATTGTCTGCTCAGGCCAGAAGCAGTGACACGCAACTCTTGGCAAGTATCCGCACCTCGCACTGCAGTTGGTTAAGGATATTCTTCTTTAAAGTCATAATTGTTTTGAGTCTTGCTAACGTTGACTAATCCGGCATAAGTGACTAGCTTTTTGCGAAACGAAGAATAACGCTTACTGAGACACAGTACCTTTCAAAAATTTTGCCAATTTGCATCAGCTCCTTTCTGTTATAAAGGTAACATTATTATACTAAATGTAAGAAGATTTGTAAAGGTTTTATTTGCTAAAAGTCAGAGCAGACAACAATTTTCGTTAAAAATAATCAATTTTTTGACTTACAAAGAAAAGGAGGAAGATGAATGTCGAAAAATGAAGCTCCTCTAATATCTTTAGAGAATCTAAAAAACGATATTCAAAGTTTTGTTGAGAAGGTCGCTGATGAAGCTATTCAACAATCTGAGACATATTCGCAAGCAATTTTGCTAGTTTCGAAAAACACTAGTTTTTCAGAGCATGGCTTAGCGATGACGAAAGCTATCCAAGACGAAATCACGAAGCGTGCCTTGAATAGCCGTGTGTAAAAATTATATCGCTTCGATTTTCACAATTGAAGCAGAAAGCGAGGAGAGAAAAATATAAGAAAGGAGAGAAATATGCCAAATATGGATGGTGGACGTCAAAAAATCAGAGATTATCTGAAAGAGCATAATTTGACGATGGCGACGCTAGCGGTACAGTATAGCATGGCTCGTCAAGATGTAACTAATATCCTGAATGGTAAGCTGAAAAATCCACAAGCAAATCAGTTCATTGCTCGGGTTATTGAAGATTTTAAAATTCGCTAAAAATATTGGTTTGAGTAGGAGGAAAAATAAATGCCAAGACCGAAACATTGGCCGTATGTTACTAAAAGAAGTACAGGAAGGCCACGATTAAGTAGTTTGTCCTTGCGTGACAATAAATTGATTTTGGACTCCAAAGAATTAACAGGGGTCAAAAATTATGAATTGAAAAGTCTAGAAACAACGACAAGATTTTTTGAATTAAAAATTACTTTACTTGTTAAGTTGGTCTGAAATAACTTTTGAAAGGAATTAGAGAGTGAGTGAAAAAACATTATCAAATAATCTTAGTCAGATTGATCTGGAAATTAAACGATTTCTAACTGTTCCTTTGAAATTAAAAATTTTACGAGAATGTTTGTTGTATTTGTTCTTTAAAATGACCAATGATACGACGGACATAATTGTAGAGAAGTCATCTATCTACTCTAGCGATGGAACGAGCAAGATAGTTTATACAGTTACTGTATGTAACTAAGCAAAAAAGCACCTGACGGAAATCAGGCGCATATCAAAATAACTAACTGAATTATAACACGAAAGGAGCAAAAATGGAAGCAGTTGAAATTGTAAGAATTAAAGATGTGATCATCGAAAAAGTTTCGGCCAACGATGAAGAATTAGAACACATCTTTGGATGCTCAAAGCGACAAGCAGGAGACATGAGACGTGAGATGAAAAAGCTACCTAGCCAACAGAAGCATCTTAGAAATGACGGCCAGCTTGTCACGATTAAAGGATTTGATGAATACTTACAATATCGTGGGACTCAAGCTTGGAAGAAAGAAATGGGAAAAAGCAAGAAAATGAGGTCAGTCGGATGAACCTACTAGCAAGAATCAAAAACTATTTTTCGGAAGAGGTCCGAGAAACCAATCTGGACTGGAGAGTGGTCGCTCTGGATCTCAATCAATCATTGGTTGAATCACAAGAAAGACTTCAAGAAGCGAATCAAGAAATCGCAGACTTAAAGAAAATCGTAGCAATCTATAAAGAAAAGGAAAATTCAAAATGATGGAATACATTTACCTGGTAACAATCGTTGGAATCATCCTGTGGTCGCTAGTGAATACACTGGATGACAATGCTAAAAAGAAGCGACAAAAGCGCCAGCAAATAGCGAGTAATGTCGCACGGATGAACCTGAGAAATTCAGACAAACAATTTACTTATGATGTAGAGCCACCTGTGGGGCTAGTTAAGGAGTAGAAAGATGAATAGAAAATATAGAACTAAAGGAACACAAGAACCAACACCACGTATCAGAGTAGCTCGCGAACACTATGAGCGTATTATAGATCTCGCAGATGAGTGTGATATGAAATTGATTGACGTTTTAAACCAGTTGCTTGATTTCGCTCTTGAACATGCTGAAATCGAAGAAATTCAAATACCTGTCAAATCTTTAAGGGTCGGAGGAGAAAAAGATGGTGACGATCAATAAACTAGAAATCGAAAACGTCAAGCGCGTGAAGGCGGTCAAACTAGAGCCGTCTGCAACTGGCCTGACAATTGTTGGCGGAAACAACAACCAAGGGAAAACAAGCGTGCTGGACGCGATTGCTTGGGCGCTGGGTGGCAACAAGTACAAACCGAGCCAAGCACAACGTGAAGGCAGTACAATCCCGCCTAGCTTAAAAATCACGCTATCAAACGGCCTGATTGTGGAGCGTAGCGGTAAGAACAGCACTCTCAAGGTCATTGACCCAAGTGGTAACAAGGCTGGACAAAACTTGCTTGATAGCTTCGTGGAAGAGCTGGCTATCAATTTGCCAAAATTCATGGAGCAGACTAGCAAAGAGAAAGCTAAAACTCTATTACAAATCATCGGAGTCGGTCCGCAGTTAGCTGAACTGGAAATGCAGGAAAAGGCTAAATACGACGAGCGTCATGCAATCGGTGTGATTGCTGACCAAAAGGAGAAATTTGCTAAAGAGCAACCGTACTATCCAGATGCACCGAAAGAGCTGGTATCTATCTCTGAACTTATCCAACAACAACAAGAAATTTTAGGGCGAAATGGCGAGAATGCTCGTAAACGTCAAAATTTAACAAGAATCGAAAACGAATATCAAGGGGCGCTTGCAGACGTCGAACGACTTAGCAAAATGCTAGAAGAAGCTCGAGAGAAAGAGCAAGCACTAGCACAAGACCTTGATATTGCACGAAAAGACGTTTCCGTTTTATTGGACGAATCCACACAAGAAATTGAAGACAGTATCGCGAATATCGAGCAGATAAATCTCAAAGTCCGAGCGAATTTTGACAAGGATAAAGCCGAAGAAGATGCTAAGGGTTATCGCGAACAATACAAGGAACTTGATAATGTGATTGATGACATCCGTAAGCAGAAGACAAACTTGCTCACAAACGCAGATTTACCGTTACCTGGCTTGTCTGTGGATGATGGCGAACTGCTCTACCTCGGTCAGCGCTGGGATAACATGTCTGGTAGTCAGCAGCTGCAAGTTGCGACTGCAATCGTGCGCAAACTCAAGCCAGAATGTGGATTTGTCTTGATTGACAAGCTGGAGCAAATGGATCAGCAGACCTTGCAGGAATTTGGCGCGTGGCTGGAACAAGAAGGATTGCAAGCAATTGCGACTCGTGTATCAACAGGAGATGAATGTAGCATCCTGATTGAGGACGGGTATAGCGTGAAGCCGGAAAGCTTTACATCTGCTGCTCAAAACGGTTTAGTGAGTGGCGCAGCAAACGCTGCAGCATCTGCTACATGGCAAGGAGGATTTTAAAACATGCAAATTACAAGAGGAAAACGGGCGCGGGCTCAAAAAGTAGTTATCTATGGTCCTGAAGGAATCGGCAAGTCCACATTTGCCGCTGAATTTCCAAATGCTGTCTTCATCGATACAGAAGGCTCAACCGATAACATGGATGTAGCTCGGTTAGACAAGCCGACCAGCTGGACCATGCTGATCAATGAGATTGCTTTTATCAAAGCGAATCCGACAGAATGTGGGACGCTTGTCATCGACACAATTGACTGGGCAGAAGCTTTGGCAGTTAATTACATCTGTTCGCAACATGGTAAACAAGGTATTGAAGATTTTGGATGGGGCAAGGGGTACACTTATGTCCAGGAAGAAATGGGGCGTTTCTTGAATAGCATGTCTGATTTGGTTGATATGGGGATCAACGTGGTATTGACTGCGCACGCTCAGATTAAAAAATTTGAACAGCCGGACGAGATGGGTTCGTACGACCGATATGAATTAAAACTCGGTCAAAAGACAGGCTCTAAAACAGCACCTCTGGTCAAAGAATGGGCGGACATGGTTTTATTTGCCAATTACAAAACCTTAGTCATGACGACCGATAACGGCAAGAAGAAAGCCCAAGGCGGTGAACGTGTGATGTATACCAATCATCGACCTGCTTGGGATGCCAAAAATCGTCACGGATTGCCAGATGAATTGCCGTTCCATTATGCAGGGATTGCTCCTATCTTTGCGAATCAACAAGTACAAGTGCCTACGTCACAACCGCAGACAGTCGCTCCAGAACCTCAGCAGACTGTCCAGCAAGCCCCTGAGCAGGTTCAAGAGGAATTGGCTCTCGATATGTCACAGGTAGCTGGAAAATCTCAAAATGAAGCCCCTAGCGAGCCTCAGACACCGCCTGCGCAATATCATGCAAGTTTGCCAAAGAGTTTGACGGACCTCATGGCGCAAGGCAACGTGACAGAAGAAGAGCTTCAAAAAGTTGCATATATCCGTGGTCATTTCCCACTAGGAACGCCAATCGAAAACTTCCCTCCTGATTACTGGGATATGATTGTGGCACACTGGCAGGCTACTATGGAAGTTATCCAAAATCAAGTGCGAGCAGATCCTGAACTGCCCTTCACGGTGTAGATTTTGGGAATTAGAAATCATAGCGAAATATAACAAGGAGTATCTATGAAAGATAAAACTATTAAAATTGATTTGTCAAAAATCGCAAATACAGCCTTACAAGAAAAGGTTGACAAAGAACTTGAAAAAGTCCTTGAGAACATTCTGGACCTCAATACAGAAGCTAAAGCGACCCGCAAGGTCACTATCATACTAACAATGTCAACAGACGATGAGCGTACTGTTGTTAAGACAGGTATGGAAGTCAAATCCACTTTGGCACCGCAGAAAGGTGTCGCAACAACTGTCATTGTCGGTCGTGATGGCACTGGTAAAATTCACGCGAACGAGCTCAAGAGCGGCATCCCTGGTCAGACTTACTTTGATGACAACGGAGACATGAGAACTGACACTGGCGATCTTATTGAAAAAGTGGAACAACAGGAAAAATCTAAAATCATTGATTACAATCAAAAGAAAGCAGGTAACTAACTATGACAGAAAATATTAAAGATGCATTATCATACGCAGTCGAACTAGCGGGTAAAGAAAACAAAATCATTCGTTCAGAAACCGGGAAGGAATATTTTGACAGCAATGGATATGACTTACAGGAACTTAATCCTCGTAAGTACGCACCTATCCTTGAACTTCAGACACTCAAGAGTCTTGTTGACTATCTCAAATCAGATAACGATTTCATCAGTGATCGTAAACTTGTAGTTGTCGTGGACAGTTTCCATAAGGTATCTGTATATGATCAAGTTGATTTTGAAAATGGTAAACGTCCTCAGCTCGTATCTGTAAAAGCAACCGTTCCAGTTATTCCTTTTAGCAATTGGCGCGACCAGGAAGAATTCAATATTATGCTGCAGTCTATGTTTATCAATGATGCAGATCGTAATTTGGTTTTGGATTTTGCTAGCCATTTGAAAATCGAAAAAGGTGCAGAAGTACAGGACAATGGCATCAGTCAAATGGCTACGGTTCGTGATGGGGTAGCAAGCCTAGCACAAGCTAAAACTCCAAATCCAGTAACCTTGCGACCATATCGTACTTTCAACGAAGTAGAGCAGCCTGCTAGTCAATTCGTCTTCCGCATCAACAAATCGGCGAATCTTGCGCTCTTTGAAGCAGACGGTGGCAAATGGAAATTAGAAGCCGTCGAAAGAATCTCGAATTATTTAAAAAATGAACTTGCTAGCAACAAAAAAATTACTATTTTAGCTTAAAGGAGAAATCAACATGACACAACAATACAACAATTTTGAGCGTGAATTCGGATGGGAAGATGAAATCGTCCAAGATTCTTCATATGTACTTTTAGAACCCGGAGAATACTGGTTTACGGTAACTAAAATTGAACGTCAGCGACATATACCGAATCCGAATTCGAGAAGTAAAAATCCACTCCCTCCATGTAACAAAGCGGTTGTAACTTTGAGTATTTTGAATGCGGAAGGAGATAAGAAGGAAATAACTTATAATTTATTCCTTCATTCTCGCACAGAAGGGATGTTATCTGCATTCTTTGGTGCAATTGGTTTGAAAAAACATGGAGAACCTTTAAAAATGGACTGGAATGCAGTATTGAATTCTGTGGGGGTATGTAATGTTAAAAAAGCTATTTCTACCAACGGGAATGAATACAACGATATAGGCTTTATGGTGTATGCAGATGAAGTTGATGTAACAAAGCAACTAAATACTCGTCCTAATCCGCTTAACCAAAATAGTTATCCTCAAAATGGAAGTAACCAAAACTATCAGCAAACAGCCTACCAACAACCGCAGCAGCAAAACTTTGCGCAACAACCACAAGCTGGATACCAAGCTGGGCAATTCTAGGAGGTAAGGGATGCAATTAAGACCTTATCAACAGGAAGCACGGGAAGCTGTTCAAGCTGAATGGGCTAAAGGTCGCAAGCGCACGCTCTTAGTACTGCCGACAGGATGTGGAAAAACTATTGTTTTTTCCAAAATTATCGAAGATCAAGTGAGAGAGGGCAAGCGTGTACTTGTCCTTGCTCATAGGTCTGAATTGTTAGAGCAGGCTAGCGACAAGCTCAAGACTGCAACAGGACTTGGTACGGCCTTAGAGAAAGCAGAGAATACTTCTATCGGTTCCTGGTATCGAGTAGTCGTTGGCTCAGTTCAGACCATGCAGAGAGAGAAGCGACTTAGTCAATTTCCTCCTGATTGGTTCGATACGATTGTAGTTGATGAAGCACACCACGCTATTTCAGACGGCTATCAGCGTGTCCTTGGCTATTTTGAGAAGTCGGATGTATTAGGGGTTACTGCCACACCGGATCGTGGAGATATGAAGAATCTTGGTTCTTACTTCGATAGCCTCGCTTATGAATATTCGCTAGTCCAAGCTATCAAAGAAGGCTACTTATCTAAAATCAAGGCTTTGACAATTCCGCTAAGTTTGGATTTATCAAATGTCAGCATGTCAGCAGGAGATTTCAAGGCGAGTGATGTTGGAACGGCACTGGATCCATACCTGGAGCAGATAGCTGACGAAATGGTCAAGCAATGTGCAGACCGCAAGACAGTAGTATTCTTGCCTTTGGTAAAGACCTCACAGAAGTTTCGCGATATCCTAAACGCAAAAGGATTTCGTGCCGCTGAAGTCAATGGAGAGTCCAAGGACCGTGCAGAAATATTAGAAGACTTTGAGAAAGACTGTTACAACGTGCTTTGTAATTCGATGCTCTTGACTGAAGGCTGGGATTGCCCATCAGTGGATTGTGTAGTAGTGCTAAGACCTACTAAGGTACGTGCCTTATATAGCCAGATGGTGGGGCGTGGTACTCGTTTACATCCAGGAAAAGAAGAACTACTCTTACTGGATTTTCTCTGGCATACTGAACGACACGAGCTTTGCCGACCAGCTCACTTGATTTGTGAGACTCCAGAAGTCGCTCAGAAAATGGTTGAGAACATGGAAGAGCAAACTGGTGTAATGCTTGACCTTGAAGATATGGAAGTCAAGGCTGCAGAAGACGTAGTCGCTCAACGTGAGGAAGCTTTGGCCAAACAATTGGAAGAAATGCGTAAGCGTAAACGCAAATTAGTAGATCCGTTGCAATTTGAAATGTCTATCCATGCTGAAGATTTGTCAAACTACGTACCTAACTTTGGATGGGAGATGGCACCTGCTAGTGATAAGCAAATTAAAGCTCTTGAGAAATACGGCATCTTTACTGATGAGATTGGAAACGCAGGAAAGGCTGCTTTATATTTAGACAGATTGCACAAGCGACAATCAGAAGGCCTGACCACACCAAAGCAGATTCGATTCTTAGAAGGTCGTGGCTTCAAAGATGTCGGCATGTGGCAATTTGACCACGCTAGGAATATGATTGATCGCATTGCTGCAAACGGTTGGCGATTGCCAGCAGGCGTGCGACCAGCTGAATATGTACCGAGGTGATGTATGAAATCTCTTTTACGATATCCAGGTAGCAAGTGGAATCTTGCTGGTAGGATAGTAGAACTATTACCTAAACACAAAACCTACCTAGAACCCTACTTTGGTAGTGGTGCGGTACTATTTACCAAGCAACCTAGCGCGATTGAGACAGTCAACGATCTAAATGATGATGTAGTCAATCTTTTTCAGGTGATACAACAGGAACCTGAAGCGCTGGCCGAAAAAATCTTTCTGACTCCTTACAGTAGAAGGATTTATGACAATGCTTGGGAAGTTCGGTCAGAGAATGAGATTGATAAAGCTCTGAATTTCGTCATACGTTCTGTTATGAGCCACGGCTTTCGAAATATTGAAAAATCTGGTTGGAAAATGGATATTAACGGCAGAGAACGAGCTTACGCAGTCAAGCATTGGAATGACCTGCCAGAGTTAGTTCAAGAAATGACATTGCGATTAAAGCAGGTTCAGATTGAATGTCGGCCAGCCATTGAACTAATAGAGAAATACAGTCGAGAAGATGTCTGCATGTATGTAGACCCTCCTTACGTTCTCAGTACGAGGACGAGGAAACAATATTCGGTAGAGATGGAAGATTATGACCACGAAGAACTGTTAGAAATTTTAAATCAGTCTAAGGCGAATATTCTTCTGAGCGGATATGATAGCGTTTTATACAATAAGTGCTTATCAAATTGGGAAAGAGTCGAGTTTTCGGCGACTGCAGAGAAAGGTCTGCCAAGAACTGAAATTCTTTGGATGAACTATCAGCCGAAGAAGCAATTATTATTATTTTAAAGGAGAAAACAGTGGCAGAGAATGATTTTAATTTGTTGCCGTTGCTGGATTACATCAATCCTGCCACGGTAGACTACCAGACGTGGGTCAATGTCGGTATGGCCTTGAAGCACGAGGGGTATACGGCATCCGACTGGGACAACTGGTCGCAAAATGATAGCCGATACAAGAAATTCGAGTGTTTCAAGAAATGGGATACCTTCAACGAGGAAGCAGGAACTATCGTGACGGGTGCGACTATTACCCAACTTGCAAAAGAAAACGGCTGGGTGTCGCAATCTGGCTACGATAGCGAGAATGCTCATGAGTTAGGCTGGACCGATACAATAGATCGTGATTATCGTGTGATTGACAAAGATTGGATCGAGGGCAAGGAAATTCATGAGCCGACAATTTGGAATCCGGTTCAGGAGATTATCAAATACCTTGAAACACTTTTTGAAGCTGGTGAAAATGTTGGTTATGTGACTGAATGTTATCCGAAAACTGACGACGAAACTGGCGAAATTGTCAAATGGCTGCCGACAAAGGGAGCCTATGACCGGACTGCTGGGCAATTGATTGAAGCTCTTAGTAAATGTAATGGCGATATCGGCGCAGTGCTGGGTGACTATCACGAAGAAGCCGGCGCATGGGTTCGATTCAATCCTATGGACGGCAAGGGTGCTAAAAACGAAAACGTGACAGATTTTCGCTATGCGCTGGTAGAATCAGACAGCATGCCAATCGACAAGCAAAATGCCATCTACAAAGAGCTGGAATTGCCGATTGCTGCTTTGGTTCATAGTGGAAACAAGTCGCTACACGCTATCGTGAAAGTAGATGCTGGTAATTACGAAGAATATCGCAAGCGGGTTGATTATCTTTACAAGGTCTGCCAGAAAAACGGAATCGTAGTTGATACCCAAAACCGAAATCCGAGTAGGCTATCACGCATGCCGGGCTTTATCCGAAATGGTCAGAAGCAATTTCTAGTAGATACCAATATCGGTAAAACTGATTGGGACGAATGGTACCAGTACATCGAAGACTTGAACGATGATTTACCTGATCCTGAAGGATTGGCCGATAGTTGGGATAACTTGCCAGAGTTAGCTCCTGAGTTGATAAAAGGTGTCCTTCGTCAAGGCCATAAGATGCTGATTGCTGGACCGTCTAAGGCTGGCAAGTCATTCGCATTAATCGAGATGTCGATTGCAATCGCAGAGGGTAAGAATTGGCTCGGCTGGGATTGTACCAAAGGACGTGTGTTATACGTTAACCTGGAACTAGATAGACCATCCGCCTTGCATCGTTTCCGTGATGTTTATCAAGCGATGGGATTGCCACCACAAAACATCAGTAACATTGATATCTGGAATCTGCGTGGAAAGACCGTACCAATGGATAAGCTAGCGCCTAAACTCATTCGTCGAGCTTTGAAAAAGAATTATATCGCAGTCATCATTGACCCGATTTATAAAGTTCTGACTGGAGACGAGAACAGCGCGGACCAAATGGCACACTTTACCAATCAATTTGATAAGGTGGCCACAGAGCTAGGCTCTAGCGTTATCTACTGTCACCACCACTCAAAAGGTTCGCAAGGTGGCAAGAAGTCCATGGACCGTGCTAGTGGTTCGGGCGTATTCGCTCGAGATCCTGACGCACTTATCGATTTAGTAGAGCTAGAAGTGTCAGAAGAATTACTGACCCAGCGATTAAATCAAGCAGCGTGCGAAGTTTACAAACAAGCTTTGCAAGAACGAAATAATGCCTATTACCAGCAAAATGTCGGCTTAGATGACCTCTTAAGTCCTGCACAAATGCGGACGCACTTCGAGAAAGGCATTCCAGATGTCATGGCTCGGGCACCATTCGCGGACAAACTTGAAGAAGTCCGTAACAAGATTCAGATAGCAACTGCATGGCGTGTGGAAGGTACGCTTCGAGAGTTTGCCAAGTTTAAGCCAGTCAACATGTGGTTCAGCTATCCAGTGCATGCGCTTGATGAAACTGGCGTGCTTGCGGATATACAATTGGAAGAGGTGAATGAGAGAAACTCTCCGTGGAAGAAAAACTTCGACAAGAAGACGACGAAAAAAGAGCGCTCTGAGAAACGCTCTGAAAAAATAGAAACAGCTATTGAAGCGATAAATGATGGAACAAGTCCAGTCACTATCGATGACTTAATCGGATACTTTTCGACAAAAGAGAAGCCGATTAGTGAAAAAACCATTCGAAGATGGATAAAAGACAATGGAAATTTCGAAGTAAAAAACAAAGAAATTATAGCAAAAATTTAAGAACAAGGACAGAGACAAAGACAAAAAAATATCGAAAATGTCCCTAGGGACAAAAATAGAGACAGAGACAAAATCGAGGGTCAACTTCGAATGTGTCTATCGAAAATGTCTCTAAGGACACAGACAAAATAATCGAAAATGTCCCTGACTCTGAGAGTGAAAAAACGAGGGACAAAATCGATAATTTATCGAAAATGTCCCTGATTTTGAGGGACAAAAACAAAGGACAGAATATTCTCTTTCTCCGAAAGAAGAATATTTGGGAAGTGTCCCTGAGAGTTCAGAAGAACAGGTACAGGTACAAGGGGGCTATGCATCCGCCCCTTGTAACCCTGTAACCCTGTCCTTCACTCTGAACTTAGGCGCGTATAAAAAAGAAGGTAAAAAATGACATTAAATAAAAAAGATATTGATAATCTTAAAAAGGAAATTGATGACTTGTTGGATAAATGTGAAGATGATTTTGAAGAGATGGCACTTAATCCAGATTACTCATTTGGATTGCTTATGAGCGCTAGTGCGACCTTGGGTGTAATTTTAAGGGAGTTGGCTGATGATTGAATTCTTTTTACCGATGCAAAAAATTCCAACTACAACTCACCAGCAAAAAAAGGTGAACGTACAATTTGGGAAACCAATCTTTTATGAGCCAGAGGACTTAAAAAATGCCAGGATGAAATTTGAAAGCTTGCTTGCCCAGCATGTGCCTCCAAATAAAATCAAAGGAGCGATTCGTCTGACAGTCAAGTGGTGCTTTCCTCGTATCAAAAGAAGCTACGATGGCCAGTACAAGACCACAAAGCCAGATACAGATAATCTGCAGAAGCTACTCAAGGACTGTATGACGAAGCTTGGATACTGGCAAGATGATGCCCAAGTGGCCAGCGAGATTGTCGAGAAGTTCTGGGCAGACACAGTCGGGATCTATATCAAGATTGAGGAATTGCCATGAAAATCAATTATATAGATTTCTTCAGCAGAGTCATTCCTGAATGGATGGCACGCAGCAATCAGAAGAGTCAAGAGGTCGGTTTTGGCTCGGACGCTTATTGGCTATGGGCAGTGTCGTCAATTAGTGAAATTTGCAAACAATACAACGATGATGAGCTGGTGACGGAGCAGTTCGGTCTGCTCTTTAATTGGCTAGAAAAACAAGCAGGATAAAACATGGTCTATAGCAAACAAACAGTCATTGAAGGACTGAAACGCACAATCGAGCAAAACGAAGAAAAAATAGCCGAGTATTCGAAGCCGTGCGATGCACGGAAGAGACGGATTAGAGCGCTGGAACGGGATTCATTGAGAAAGAGGAATGAAGAGTTGAGGAAGAAGATAAAGGAGTTGGAAGATGAATAAAAGACAAATAATGGAATTGATAGACAGAATGTTTGAACTTGGATATACCTGTCCTTATGAAACTACAAAACTTTTTGTCCGAGAATACGAAAAGTTAAATGAACCGCAGAAAGCGAAAATTCCGCAGGTTATTGCAGAATACATCGAACAAAAGAAAAATAAAGATTATCATTTACTTGGTGCGATGACTGAAATCAGAAGTCATAAAAACAAAGAAATTGACGACTGGTTTTACACAGACGACAATATAGAACTTTTCGCTAAAGCTTGGCTTAATGGATATGAGGTCGAGAAAGAGAAAAAATACAAAATAACACTTCTAAACAGAAATGACGGGGATTTATATCTCGTCAACCAAAATGCAGATTTAGCAAATAAATACGGACATTTTTCTCCCGTAGTGCTCCTTTTCACAAAATGCACTAATTTTTCAGAAAAGTGCTATAAACTCACGAAAAAGGAAGTAGTTGCGTATGATTTCGGCTGGGTATTCGATTGCCCAGGGGTACAGATTGAGGAGGTGGAGAAATGACAGTGGAACAATTCCTTCAATCGTTATCATACCTTATGTGGGCTTCATATTGGTCAGTAATTTTTTATAAGTTATTTAAAAAAAATAAAGATTGAAGAGGTGGAGTGATGAAGTATAAAGTAATTGCATTTAATTCCGACGTCCAAGAGGAATTAACAGGAACATGTGACCTTTGTTATGGAACAGCTATGGTCGAGAATGGCTATGTGACTGTCGAAGATGAAACAGGAGAAACTACTGACATCTATCTAACTTACTGGTCGTGGGGTGATTACTTTACAATTGATATTGGTAATTTGGTCGATTTCTCCGCTTGGTTGCAAGAAAGGGATGTTGAACCAATTGGAGATTGCGACCCTTGGGCATGGTTGGATGGTTTAGTTGATGATTACGAGGAGGAGTTAGAGAATGAACGTACAGGAATTGATTAAGAAGTACAAAGGGCTCGAAGGTGTATGGGGTGCTCCAGGAGCAGAAACTGCCCGTCAAATTTTTCTACAAGATTTGGAACAACTAGACGAACTAGAAAAAGTCACAATCCCGCAGTTTGTGGCGGATTGGCTGAAAAAAAACGATTGGCGAGAAGATACATCTGGTGAACAATCTGTTTTCGATGTATTTGATAACCTAACAAATGACTCAAAAAATGGTTACTACAAAGATGTAAAACGTTGGATTGACGAGAACGGAGATTTATTCGCCAGAGCTTGGCTTGATGGCTACGAGGTAGAGGAAGAGAAGCGGTATACAGTAGTGATGAAAGAGACAAAACAACCGCTATATTATAATCCTGTGGATAAGAAACTATTCTTCTCTATGGGTGGCCTAGCTACAAACTTTACCCAACAACAACTTGAAGCAGCTGGCTTCGGCTGGGTATTTGATTGCCCTGGCATTGAGATTAAGGAGGTGGACGATTGACGATAAATATCAAACAACGATTAAAAGCTTTGCAGTACATCGATATCAAAGCGAAGTCTAAACACCAGGAAATCATCAGCCTGAAATCGAGCATCTTGCGAGGACAGCAGTTTAACAATATGCCAAAGTCGAAGAATAATAAAAACCAATCAGAAGAATTGAACGTGCTGATTATTGATAAATCAGAACAGCTATATCAAGAAATTCAAGATTTGTATAAAGAACGTGATGAGTTGATTCAAGCAATCGAATCGTTAGATGATCCGGTAGAAAATATCGTGATGCGGTTGTTTTACATCGATGGAATGACATGGAATGAAGTGGGTGCTAAGCTAAAATACAGTAGAGGTGCTATTCAAAAAATCAGAAAGTCTGCCTTTGAAAATTTATCTAAAAAATGTGAACGAAGTGAACTAAAGTGAACTTTCAATGTGATATTATGGTATTGTCAACGAGTAAGGCAAGTACTTGGTGACTCCTTTAATGTTTTAACGGTATCAGGGGGAGTAAGCTGGTGATTTCCTCTTTGTGTTATTTAGTTCAGTCCCTGGTGCCGTTATTTAGATTTTTAGTGTAGTGGTAACACGACAGACTCCAAATCTGTAAACGTGGGTTCGATTCCTGCAAAGTCTGTGAGAGGTCTTGCATTAAGTCACACAATCGTGTGGCTTTTTGTGTTGTGAAAAAATTGGAGGTGATGGAAAATCGCTAAATTAACTTTAAAACAACAGAGATTTGCTGATGAGTACATCATCAGCGGGAATGCGACAGATGCAGCTGTTAAAGCAGGGTATAGCTCTAAATACGCTAATACAAACGCATCTAAGTTACTACAAAATACTACAATCAAATTTTATATCGATGAAAGACTGGCTCAGCTTGCGTCTGAGAAGATTGCAACACAGGAAGAGGTGCTTACTTACCTAACTTCGGTCATGCGAGGAGAGACACAAGAACAAACCTTGATTAGTATCGGAGAGTTAGGTCAGACGATTACGGATATTGATGTCGGCGCGAAAGATAGAATCAAAGCAGCGGAACTCCTTGGTAAACGGCATAGGCTCTGGACTGATAAAGTAGAGGCAGATGTTTCTGGAACGGTGGTGTTTGCGAATGAGTCAGACATACCAGATTAAACAGAACGATATTGTCGTCGACCTGCCTAAGATAGTAGGTGGTGGATATGGCCAGTTCTGGCGCTCGAAAAATCTTTATCGAGTTGTGAAAGGTTCACGCGGTTCGAAGAAATCAAAGACGACTGCTTTAAACTATGTTACCCGTATATTGAAATACCCTTGGGCTAATTTACTTGTTATTCGTAGATACTCTAACACGAACAAGCAATCGACTTACACGGATTTTAAGTGGGCTGCTAACCAACTCAAGGTTGCTCATAAATTTAAATTCAATGAGTCGTTGCCTGAAATTACTGTAAAAGAGACAGGCCAGAAGATTCTATTCCGTGGTTTGGATGACGAACTTAAAATCACATCTATCACAGTGGATGTAGGCATCTTATGTTGGGCATGGTTCGAGGAAGCATATCAAATCGAGACTGAAGATAAGTTTAGTACAGTTGTTGAATCAATCCGTGGTAGCTTAGATGTACCTGATTTTTTTAAACAAATCACGGTCACGTTTAACCCGTGGAATGAGAGGCACTGGCTCAAACGTGTCTTTTTTGATGAGGAAACTAGACGAGCCGACACATTCGCTACTACGACTACTTATCGATGCAACGAGTGGCTGGATGAAGTCGATATCAAGCGTTATGAAGATTTGTATCATACGAATCCAAGACGTGCGAGAATCGTGTGTGATGGTGAGTGGGGCGTGGCTGAGGGACTGGTATTCGAGAATTACAACGTCCGAGATTTTGATATACAGGGCACAATCAAGCGATTAGGTGAAACTGCTGCAGGTCTTGACTTTGGTTTTACACATGACCCCACTACTTTCCCACGTTTGGCTGTGGATTTGAATAAAAAAGAGTTGTGGATATATGCAGAGCATTACGAGCACGCTATGACCACGGAAGACATTTATCAGATGATTGCTAAAAACGATATGCTAAACGCTGAAATTACAGCAGACAGTGCAGAGCAACGTTTGATAGCAGAGTTGAGGTCGAAGGGCGTTAGAAGAATACAAGCGTCCGTGAAGGGGAAAGGCTCAATCAATGCCGGTATAGACTTCATGAAGCAATTCAAAATCTATATTCACCCGTCTTGCGAGAAGACGATAGAGGAATTTGATACTTATATCTACAAGCAAGATAAAGACGGCAATTGGTTGAACGAGCCAATCGATGCGAATAACCACGTAATTGATGCGATCAGATATGCTTTAGAGAAATATCACATCGAAAGAAAATCGACACAAGACCGCATGAAGAATGCGTCTTATTATTTCAGGAGGTAAAATTGGAAGTTAATTTTTTAAATGGTACTCGCTTTGACAGTAGGTCGAATGAGCATTTTATGATGATGACGGAAGACTTCGAAGTCATCGAATACGATTCTGATAACTGGATTGAACAGCTAAAACGATATGTCAATCGTCACAAAGCAGAACAACAACCACGATTAAAAGAGCTGAAGCGTTACTACAAAGGCGATAACAATATCAAGTATCGACCTGCTAAAACAGACGAGACTGCAGCAGACAATCGTATTTCTAGTGACTTTGCTAAGTACATCACCATTTTTGAACAAGGTTACATGCTGGGAAATCCGGTCGAGTACAAGAACGAGAATAAAGCAATCCTTGGCAACATTAAAGACTTTTCTGCTAAAAACAACGAGAAAAAACACAACTCATCGATCAAGAAAGACTTGTGTGTGTACGGTCGTGCTTACGAGCTTTTAACAGTCACAGAGCGTGATAGCAAAGCGTGGGTTAAATTGTATAAGCTCAGCCCAGAGCAGACTTTTGTCATTTATGATGATACGTATGAGCAAAACTCGCTCATGGCCGTAAACTACTACGATGTTGATTATGGAGACAGCAAGCGTAAGACGATTATAAAAGTCTATACTGCAGACCGTATCTATAGCTATGAGTGGAAGTCCACAGATAGCGATAAAATGGCGCTTAAGGACGAGCAAGAACATTACTTTAAAGCCGTACCAGTTAACGAGTATAGCAATAACGAGGATCGTTTAGGTTCTTACGAGTCGGTTTTGGATAACATCGATGCATACGACTTGTCACAGTCTGAACTTGCTAATTTCCAGCAAAATAGCAACGATGCTATCTTGATGATTAAGGGGAATCCGTACACAGGCGCAGAAGAGAATGACTTCTTGGAAGATGGACGAATTAACCCAAATGGTCGTTTGTATGTGTCGCAGGCTTACAAAAAGGCTCAAGTTCTTATTTTGGATGACAATCCAAACCCGGGCGGAGCTAATCCAGACGCTAGCTATTTAATCAAGTCGTATGATAGCCAAGGTGCAGAATCATACAAGCAACGCCTTGTGAATGATATTTTGCGTTTTACATTTACACCTGACACGCTAGATAACAGCTTTGCTGGTACGCAGTCGGGCGAGTCAATGAAATACAAGCTCATGGCCAGTGATAATTACAGAGAACAGCAAGAAGACTTGTTTGAAGCCGGTCTCATGCGTCGTTTGCGTTTGGCAGTTAATATCTGGAAGATTCAAGGTAACGAAAATACAGCATACGAACTCATCAATGAAACATCTGTAGTTTTTAGTCCGAACGTTCCACAAAATGAAAAAGAAATCGTCGAGATGATTAAGTCGCTGTACGGAATTGTTAGTGATCAGACGATTTTTGAATTGTTGAATCAAGTTACGGGAGTGGATGCTGCAGATGAGCTGGAACGCTTGAAAGAGCAAGAAGCCCTAGAACAGCCTGAACAACGGCTAGATCCAGTAGATGAGGTGGTCGATGATGAACAAGAAGCTGAACCAAAACCATCTTGATTATTGGTCAGGTCGCTCAGATGAAATTTTCCGCTATCTAGACCGGAAGGACATTGATTTTTTCGCTGAGCTAAACAAGGTTTATCAAGAGCAAGTCAACGAAATGCAAAAGGCATTTTATGACTTTGTTAGCAAGTATTCTGAAAGTGGCTCGATGAGCTATCAGGAGGCGCTACAGCGACTGAAAGGCACCGACCTATCAGATTATAGGGAGAATGCCAGAAAGTATCGTGAGCAAGCCGAGAAAGATCCAGAATTGCTTAAAAGGCTCAATGAGCAGTACACGACTGCACGCGCTACAAGATTAGAGTCATTGCAACTGGATATGCTTTTTCGTGCAGGTGTCGCAAGAGGTCTTATTGCTGATAAGTTTGAAAGTTATTTGCAGAAAATGGCTCTTATGGGCTATAAAAAGGCTATGAGCGGTCGGACTGGCACAATCAACGAACCAGCACTAAAAGAGTTGGTAAAAACTCCGTTCAACGGCTACAACTACAGTCAGCAATTGTGGGGCAATACAGACAATCTTGTCAAGGATTTGAAAAAAGTTTTAAAGACTGGTTTTGTCCGTGGAGATCATCCTCGAACAATGGCGCGTGATTTGGCACAGAAATATAAAGTGGCCAATAGCCGAGCTGAAACGCTCATTCGAACAGACGGAACGATGATTGTCAATCGTTCCGCTATCCAACGTTATAAGGATGCGGGGCTGAAATACTATCGTATACTGGTTCATCTGGATAATCGAACGACTGAAATCTGTAAAAGAATTCATGCGGAAGACAAGCGGTATTTGATTGACGAAATGCAGGCAGGGGTAAATGCTCCGCCTTTTCACTTCAATTGTCGGTCTGGTGTAATACCGGATGAGGAGGAATTGAATGGTGATATCATAGCTCATAATAACGATTTTGAGAAGCTAAAAGATGATCTTGCTAATTTGTGGGATGATATATCAAAAGGGAACATACCTTACGATGGTATCAAACGAAGTCTTGCAGAGAGCTATACAATTGGACAGTTGCCAAGTGTAAAAGGGACTGAAGAGTTACTAAAACGTGTACAAGTGACCGGTAAGAATTTGGCAAAAATCTTAGAAAAGCATGGCACAGAATTCCCATTGGAGCAAATGTTATTGTTACAAGAGTTGGTTGCCAAACCAGATTATGTCGCAGATAATTCTAACCATCATAACAATTCGGTACTGCTCTATAAAAAAGTCCCTGAGCGCTTGAAATATTTAATGGAAGCGGCACTTATACAAAAAGATGACGGTAGCTACATTATTCATTATCACAAAATTAAAAAACAAAAATTAAATAAATTGAAACGTGAGCAAAAGATACTTTACTCTAAAGATGATATGTGATATACTTAGAGTAAAGATAGAGGTTGAAAAGTATCCGCCTCCAACGCGCCACTTAGCTAGTGGGTCGAGAAATGCGGGCGACATTCGGCGGTCCCGCCTATCTTGCGCTTAGATAGTAATCTAGGCGCTTTTTTGTTGTCAGAAAGGAGATAAAATGTTTATTTGGAATTTGGTATCAATCACAGCAGGCGTAATCGTCCTGCTTGTTTTATTAGTTGTAGGTTATTCAATTATCAGTGGGATGATTGACGGAATTAAGAAATCAATGAAAGAAGGCAATCCAGAATCTTGACTTGCAGGAATAGACTGCTATAAATTGCTGTAAATTGCTATAAACGAGTGAATCGAAGAAAGGAATAAAAAATGGAAGATTGGAAAGAAAGATTTAGAAAAGAATACCACGAATTGAGAGAACGATTCCAAAAGTTAGATACGATGATTGATAAATACGAAAAAGGACAACTAGAGTTTGAACCAAAATGTCCTATCGATTTGTTAAAAGGTCAGCGTTCGACTATGTGGAATTATTTAAAAATTCTAGAACAACGTGCAAAAATTGAAGAAATTAAACTATAAAACCTAACCGTATGGAATCCCGTACGGTTTTTTGCTTGTCCAAACTTTGCTGAAGACTTTAAAAAGCTGTACTGTTTCGCCGCCGGGCGTAAAACGAGACTATCGAGTGGCGACGTAATCGCTGGAGGACAATTATGTCAGAAGAAATCAACGGAACTACTACGACTGTGAATCAAACTGAGATTGTCGACACTCAGAATGAGAAAACGGTAGATGTAGAATCAAATGCAGATAGCGAAAAGCATGAACGTACTTTTACTCGCGCTGAAATCGGCAAGATGTTAGCTGCTGAACGCTCAAAATGGGAAGCTGAACAAGCAACGGCGCTTGAACAGGCTAAAAGCGAAGGTGAACGACTAGCTAAGCTGACCAAAGACGAGCGCGCTAAAGAAGAAGAGGCAAAACGAATCGCTGATTTGGAGAAGCGTGAGCAGAATATAGCTGAACGTGAGATGAAACTAGCGACTCAATCGCTCTTGGCAGATGAAGGCTTGCCACAAGAATTTTTAGATCATGTACTTGCTCCGACTGCTGAAGAAGTTAAGGCTAAAATTACGGCTTTACGCAATGCGTTTGATAGCGAAGTTGAAAAACGCGTAAATGAACGCTTGGTTCAAAGCGCGCCACGTCGTGGTACTACAACAGGAATCACGAAAGAACAAATTATGGCAATTGAAGATACTGACAAGCGTCAGGCTGCAATTGCTGAAAATATCAATCTTTTTAGAAAGGGCTAGAATATGGCTGAACAAAAACTAACTACTATGGCTAATTTGGGTGAAATCAAATCTATTGATTTTGTCAACAAGTTTTCCAAAAACATCAATGACTTGCTGACACTTTTGGGTGTCACACGTCGTCAGGAACTTACAAATGACCTCAAGATCCAGACTTACAAATGGACTGCTGATGTGGATGCGACAAATCCTGGCGAAGGGGAAGACATTCCGCTTTCTCAAATGGTTCGCACTAAAGATCAAGCGTACGAAGTGGCATGGTTCAAGAAACGTCGTTCTGTCTCCTCCGAAGCAATTGCTCGTCACGGAGCATCCATTGCCATCACGGAAGCTGATACACGTTTGATGCGCGAAATCCAAAACGGAATCAAGGAGCAGTTCTTCACATTCTTGAAAGCTAACCCGACAAAGAACAAGGGTAAAGGCTTGCAAGGTGCGCTTGCGCAAGCTTGGGCAAAAATCGCAACTTTCAACGAATTCGAAGGATCTCCAATCGTTACTTTTGTGAATCCAGTCGATGCTGCTGAATACCTTGGAAACGCTGGTGTAGGTGCTGACGCTTCGAACGTCTTCGGTATGACTTTGCTCAAGAATTTCTTGGGTATGCAAAACGTCATCGTGATGAACGGTGTACCAGAAGGTAAAATCTATACGACAGCAATTGAAAACCTTGTGTTTGCTAACTTGAATGTAGCTTCTGGGGACCTCGGCGGATTGTTTGCGGATTTTACAGATGAAACTGGTTTGATTGCTGTTGCGCGTGACCGTGCATTGAAAAACCTCACTTACGAATCTGTATTCTTCGGTGCTAACGTGCTGTTTGCGGAAATCCCTCAAGGTGTCGTAGAAACTACTATCGAAAAAGTGGCTCCTGCAGCAGTACCTGGAGGATAATCAATGACAGCGATTGATACGAATGAGATTTTAAAAGAGATCAAATTATTAAAAGGACTAAGCGATACTGCGCAGGATGACTTGCTGAATTTGACCATCAAAGAGAGCATAGAGCGCATCCTTGCCTTTATCAATCGCTACTCTGAAACATCAATTACGGAAATTCCAAACAACGCAGCCTACATCGTCCGCGATGTAGCAGTAAAACGATTTAACAAGCTTAATTCTGAGGGTGCTAAGGCCGATAGTGAAGAAGGACGAGCGTTTACGTGGGAAGATAGCTATCTATCTGAAGATGATAAACAGACTCTTATTTCTTTAGCTAGCAAGCGAAAAGCTCGAGGAATTGCTCGTTTTATCTAGGAGGTGATTCTATGATTTATAACCAAAGAGTTATTTTAATCAAAGAAGCTGAGCCTAAAGATAAGCTTTTTGGAGACACAACTCAAAATGAAATTGGCCCTCTGCCATGTCAGGAAGGTTCTCTGACGAATGCAGAACAAATGGGGATTTTTGGGAAGTACAATCTTGATAGCTTCAAACTACACCTTCAAGGGATTCACACTGGTTTCTCAGAGGTTATCTATAAAGGTAGGCGTCGAAGAATCCAAGGGAAGAAGCATCACAAAAATAGTACGGTGATTTATCTATGAGCTTAACTTATCATGTGAAGGGATTGGATAAATTTCTGCGCGAGACACAGAGAAAAGGACGACAAGCCCCTATTGCTGTCGATAGGGAATTGAGTCGTTCTAGTCTACGTGTTGAGCGTTTGGCTAAGTTGTATGCTCCTTGGGATACTGGTTGGCTGAGTGAAAGCATATACTCGATGCAAGAAAAAATGCTTGGTTATCAAGTCATTTCACCTGTTTTTTATTCAATATATGTCGAGTTGGGCACACGAAAAATGGCCGCACAGCCTTTCATGGAACCAGCGATGAGAGAGGAATATCCAAAATTGATGAATAACCTTAACAAAATGTTTAGGAAGTAGGTGACAATGAATTCTCCAACAACTGAACTATTAAACAGCTTAAGAAATAAATTGAAACACTTGAATGTTCCAATCCATTTTAAGTTACCTAAAACATCTGTAGCCGAGCCTTTTTTGGTGATTGGAGGAATTACATCTGACACATCAAAAACAGTGCAGACAGGGCTGATAATCGAAGATAGCACGGTTCAGATTGATATTTACTTACCTGGTAACAAAAATCGAGCGTATGCCGAAGATGTAAAATCGCAGGCTATTCGATTGTTAGGGCGCAACACAAGAACTACTTCAACTATATTGATGGATAACTCAATCGGTCGTGAGGTCTATCATATCGTTATCAAGACGACCGAGACAATACTTTAATTAAGGAGGTCCTAAATGGCTGAAAAAGGACAAGTAAAGATTACTACAGCTAAACCTATTGTTGGTAAGAAGGTATTCTATTTCATTCAATCAATTCACGCCGAAAAAGGTGAAGGAGCATTACTTCCTGCTTATCGCACAGACGGAACAACTACTCTTGGTGGTGAATACCAGGATGAGCAAACACAACAAGGTCGTTTGCTTGAAAAATCGAGTGACGAGCACTCTATTGAATTGACTCAATACTTTGCTCCAATGGATCCGTCAATCAACGTTGTCTTAGACGCGCAAGCTAAGGGGGAGTCAATCAAGATTTGGCGTGTTATCGTTGATGAAAGCGTAAAAACAAAAATCGGTGAGTCTGGTAATCAAAAAGATGCTTACCCTGCTAAGTTTGGCTACGCTAAAATCACTGATGATGTGGAATTCAATGATGGAGTGGAAGAATTCGTTGAGCTTTCGTACACGGCTGGCATTGTAGGTCGCTTGCAAGACGGTAAATTCCCACTGTCTGCTGAGGAATTGGCTGTGTTGAACAATATCTACGCTTACCAAAACCCAGGCGAAACAACAGGTGACTACGATAACATCCAGCGCTAATCTATCTAAGAAGGGGTGACTGTCAAAGGTCACCTTTTTATTTTGTTTATAAAAGGAGTGTATATACATGGAATTTAATGTTGCAAAAAAAATCGTTGAAATCAAATTTGATTATCGTTTAATGTTCAAAATTGACAAAGATATGGCGACTAAAGATGCAAACGGTCAGTCAGCTGGAAATGGTGTTGGTGCGCTATTCTTCAAAATTGTCAATCGTGACGACCAAGGGATTGTTGATTTGATTCAATATTGTGCAAGTAAAAAAGGTAAGGCAGTATCTGAAGATGAAGCTTTGGCAGCTATTGAAGCACGATTTGAAAAATCGGAAAGTGATGATCCTCAGGAAGAGCTATTTCAGGAAATCGAAGAAGAAATGGTGCAGTCAGGTTTTTTCAAGAAGAAGATTTTGAAATATATCGAAAACATGAAACTTGGACAAGAATTGGCACAAGCTCAAGCGGAAGCTGGGGATCAAACAGCAGAAGCTCAAGTCAAAGCAATTTCAGAAATTATTGGCAAGATGGAAAACGCGGTATCTTAACAGAATGCGCAAGACTTGGTTTGACCGACCAAGAAACAATCCTGAATTGCAATAAGTGGGAGCTTGATGCAATTTTGGAAGGTCTTTACTACAAACAAATCGAAGAGCGTGAAGCTCTTTCAGGTCTAGCTCTTGAACTGAGATATACATTGAATGCTAAAAAAGTCGATGCGAAGAAACTTAGTAAAAAGAGAGATAAGGACAAAGTTCGAAGGATTTTTCATCCAGACAAAAAAAAAGAAATCAAAAACAAAAACGATTTTGTGGCATTGCTTGAAAAAGCAAGTCAGATGTTTGCAAATAGAAATTAGTAACAGAAGGAGGTGGATGTATGAGTTTTGACGGTTCTATTCACGCTTATATTGGGGCAGATACTAAAGATTATGAAAAATCAATGAATGAAATAGTGGTAATTACCAAACAAGCATTTGATAATGCACAAAAAGCTGCGGTCAATAGTTCAAATCAAATGATTCAAAAAATTGGTCAATTGATGAATGAGCTCGCAACTTCAAATGCTTCAATCGGTCAAAAAATAGGCCAAGGATTCAAAGGCGGTTTAAATATCGCTCTGGGTGAAATCCAACGTATTGCATCCAACATCGGTCAAAGATTGCCTGAACCCATACAAGCAGGTTTAGCAAAAATAACACAAGCATTCACTAGTTTAAATTCTAAAATTTCAAGTGCTTTATCTCCAATTTCAAATAGATTTTCACAATTAGGTAGCACAATAGGTAATGCCTTTAATTCAGCTTTAGGAAAAGTAAATAATTTTACAAATCAAGTTGGTAACACGTTAGGTGGCAAGCTGATCAGCAAAGTCAGCGCCTTGTCAAGTAAAATTTCCAGTGGTCTGGGTAATGCTTTTCAACAAGCAGGTAGTAAAGCTACTAACGCTTTGATGGGCATTGTGAATCACACGAATCAAGCGGCATCTGCTACAAATAATCTCATCAAGACAGCTCTGGGCATTTCTGCAGCTTATGCAGGATTTAATTTCATCAAAAATGCGATAGGCGGCGCGATTACCAAATCAGCAGACTTTGAAGCACGTATGAGCAGCATCAAGGCTGTTACTGGCTCTAGTGCTGAAACGATGAAGCAATTTCATGATGCAGCAATTAAAGCGGGTGCTAATACGGCATTTTCTGCTACCGAAGCAGCGGATGCCATTGAAGAATTAGCAAAAGCTGGGGTATCTACCAAGGATATCTTAAACGGAGGCCTAACGGGTGCTTTGAACTTAGCAACTGCAGGCGAGCTTGACCTGAAAGAAGCAGCAGAAATTGCTTCGACTGCTTTGAATGCCTTCAAGCGCGACAATCTGAGTGTAGTGGATGCAGCGAACCAATTAGCGGGTGCCGCGAACGCTTCGGCGACAGATGTCCATGAATTGAAGTACGGTCTTGCCTCTGTAGCTCCAGTAGCCAGTGGTTTAGGTTTATCGTTCAGAGACACAACAAATGCTCTTGCAGTGTTTGCTCAGAATGGTCTTAAAGGATCTGATGCGGGTACGTCACTCAAGACTATGCTGATGAACTTGCAACCGCAAACTAAAGGGCAATACAATGCAATGAGGCAGTTAGGAATCATTACAGAAGATGGAGCTAATAAATTCTTTACTGCCGAAGGTAAAATTCGCTCATTTGCTGAAATATCTCAAGTTTTAAAAGATAGTTTAGGCGGTCTAACGCAACAGCAACAACAACAAGCTTTGAAGACGTTGTTTGGTACGGATGCTGTGCGTGCTGCAACTATCGCGATGAATGAGGGGGCAGATGGCGCGAATAAGATGCAAGCGGAAATCAGTAAGGTTACTGCTGCACAGGTTGCTGCCGAAAAGCTTAACAACTTAAAGGGAGCTGTTGAAGGTCTAAGCGGGTCATTTGAAACCTTGCAGATTAAACTCGGCGAATCAGTACTGCCATTATTTACAACAATCGTCAAATATGTGGATAAGCTGGTAGATAAATTCAGCCAATCACAAGGCATTCAAAATTTCACTGATGTAATGGCGAACATCAATCCAGTCTTAGACCATTTCTTGAATGGTACGAAGTTAGCTGATGGTGTCATGGAGAAATTCACTAGTTCTATGGCATCAGCCGCACCTATTTTAAGCCTGGTCGGTGGATTGCTAGCTTTTGGTCCTGCTACTAAGAGCTTGACAAAATTGACAGGTATTTTAGGCGGCTTAGGTGGTAAGATTGGTACTTTTGGATCAATTTTAAGTAGCGGTTTTAGTTCAGCGTCTGGATATGTAGAGCTATTTGCATCTAAACTTAGTGGTTTGCCTGGTGTTTTAGGTAATGCTGCTTCAAAAGGGTTGTCTGTTGTTTCAATGATGTCGCAAGGCATCGCGTCGGTCATGAGTGTAGCTTTAGCAGCTATCGGACCTGCTGCAATCCTTGGTCTTGTAGTAGCTGGGTTGGGAATCATTAACAATCAATTCGGTGCCCAAATAGACCAGTTGCTAAATACAGTGACGACTAAAGGACCTCAAATTATCCAAAAACTTGTCTTGGGTATAACAAGTCAAATCCCTACTTTGATAGCATCTGGCGCTGATTTAATTGCTAAATTTGCTAGCGCTTTTGCAACTATGTTTCCTGTCTTGGTACAGGCTGGTGTTGATTTGATTGGTAGTTTGGTTCAAGGAGTGGGACAAAACGCTACTTCTCTAATCAGTTCAGCAGCGACTGTGATTGGAACATTTGTGCAGTCTATTGCTAGTGCGTTTCCACAGTTGCTTGGTATGGGTGTTGAATTACTAGCAAATCTCGTGCAAGGTGTCCTTAACAATCTTCCGCAAATTTTGCAATCGGCTCAACAGGCCGTTACGACCTTCTTGACTGGTCTTGGCCAGCAAATGCCAAGTATTATTCAGAACGGCATTCAAATCCTACAAAATCTTGTTAATGGTATCATCCAATCATTACCAACGATTCTAAGTATCGCTGTTCAAGTTATCACATCCTTTATTCAGGGGATTGTATCTAACTTACCTGCAATAATTCAGGGCGGTATCCAGCTAATCGTGTCTCTCGTAACAGGTTTGATTCAAAACTTGCCACAAATCATAGCTTCAGCAGCCCAAATTGTATCTTCCCTTGTTTCTGGATTGATGCAAGCAACGCCTCAACTGATCCAGGGCGGTCTGCAATTGATTGCTCAATTAGTTATCAGTTTGATTACAGGTTTGCCTAAAATTCTTGAAGCTGGTACTAAAATTATCTTTGAATTAGGTAAGGCGATGTTAACAGCTGTTCCTGAAGCAATCAGTGGAGTTGTTTCAGCAGTAGGAGATTTCTTCGGTGGTATGTGGGATTTTGTCACCGGAAAAACAACCGAAGGAAGCGAAGTTGTTAAGGCTAAGACAACAGAAATGTCGGATCATGTTTCTGCTAAAACATCAGAAATGTCGACGAATGCAACCTTACAGGCGCAATCCATGCAAACGAATGTCGGTCTTTCTATGGATGCAATGAACCTTGATACTCAAACTAAGGTTAATGCTATGAGTACAAATGTTGATACAAGCATGCAAGGACTTGCAGCAGCTGCCGGTACCAACATGCAGACATTAAGTAGTAATGTATCCACAAATATGCAACAAGCCCAAGCAACTGCAACGACTGAATCAGCTACTATGAATGCGAATGTCACTAGCAATTTAAGTGGATTGAATACAAGTGCTAGTTCATATTTACAGGTACTTCAAACAGATTCAAATACTGCATTCCAGACAGTTCAAAGTAACGCAAGTGCCATTTCTAGCAGTACAGCAGCTGCTGTTTCGGGTAACTATAGTACCATGAGTGGAAACGCGACAGGCTCTGCGAATAGCATGCAGGGATCTACTACATCGGCATTTTCTACTATGCAGTCTAATGCCGAAAGTAGTTCTCAAGCAGTTGCGAATGCTGTCACAAACAACTTCAAGAATGCTGAAACCGCTGCGACAAATGCCATGAATGGTGTTTCTAAGGCTGTTACAGACGGCATGAATAAAGTTGACCAAGCTGCAACTTCGGGCGGGAACAAGATGACTCAGACATTCGATAGTGCTCTGAATAAGGTCAAGAGTTATGTCCAACAAGGGATGTCTGCCGTCTCTTCTGCTTTTAATAGCGGAATGAATCAAGCTGTCAGCGTTTCATCTTCTGCAAATAGTCAAATTGTGAGTATCTTCAATGCACTAGCTAGCCATCTGTACTCTGTCGGTGTCCATGCAGGTTCAGGTCTCTATAATGGATTAGCAAGCATGGCTGGTAGTCTTTACTCACTCGCATATTCAATCGCTTCAAATATTGCAAGCGTGATGCGTTCTGCTCTGGATATTCATTCTCCATCTCGAGTGATGAAATCTATTGGTGGATTCACAGGCGAGGGAATGTATATCGGTATGTCTGATTGGGTGCGCAGAATCAACGGTGTTGCGAAACAGTATGCGATGGCGATCACAGACCAAAGTTATGGCGTTGATAGCTTGATTACGACTTCAGCCAGCGTGAATAATACTGGTCTGAAATCAAGCTTGGAAAATCTAAGCGATGATGTGAAGAATTCTCAATTATCAAATGCTACATTTGAAATCCATAACGAAATTGTGGGCGACAAGATTTACACGTCTGTTAAAGAGCGAGAAGCTCGTGATCGTATCAAAGACGATTACTTTGTTTATGAATAGGAAGGCTATGAAATGGATTTACTGATTACACATGCTAACGCTGAGATTAAATTATCTCAGCTCGGCATTTATAACATTAAAATTGTTGATAGTACGCCTTCTATTGAGGTAGACAGGCGGACGGTTAAGGGGCGCAGCGGATATATCCATGACGGGATCACCTTGCGCCAAAAAACAATTAAAGTTTCTGGAAGGTTGGCAGTTGCCAGCCTTTCTGCATTTATGGGAAAACAAGATGAGCTTGCAGGTTGGCTTTATGGAGATGAACCTTATTTCATCACTAAAATGCACCCAGTACAAGATGACTTGTATGGATTTGAGCTACCTGGAGCTAAAACAGGGGATATAAACCTTTTAGATATTCCTCACACTACTTGGAAGTATCGATATAAGGTGCATATCAGCAATGAAATTAATTATAACTTTATCGGTAAATCAGCAGCAGGTATGAAATATAACATTTCTTTTGAGCTGGTGACTGCTGAGATGCCATTTGGCGAAACTGCACCTCGAGACATTGTTTTGACTGGAGGAGTTATTCCATATAAGGGCACAGCAACTCTCAGTCAGCTAGAAGTGCCTTATGTAGTCGAATTGACTGCAAGCGCTAGCCAAACAAACTTCTTTTTGGAAATTGATGGCAGACGTTGGGTCTATAATCATACTTCAACACCGATTAAAGAAGGCGATAAATTGCGCTTATCCGGTGTCGAAAATGTAATTTACAAAGGCATGGCATTGCCAGATTTGAACATTAACATTCGAACAAATTATGAATATTTTGTCATTCGACCAAATCCGCAGAAGCAAGTTCGTTATTCCACTGATTTTAGAGGGACGATCAAAATTCTAGGTTTTAAAGAGCTATATAAGTAAGGAGGTGATAGATTGATTACATTTGTCGATGAAAAAGGTACAGAGCATAGTGCTCTAGTTGCTTACTCTGTAACTAATGCGGTCAATGGTGAATTGTCTGTGAAAGGCACAATCTATACCAATGATAAAGTCTTGCACGGTATAGGTCGAGGCTGGCGTTTTCGTTTAGATGATGAGTATTTTCGTATTACTTACGCAAAACCTAACGACACAGGGAGACAGATTGAGGTCGAATTTGATGCAGTTCATCAATTCTTCTACGACATGTCAAAATCTATGGTTTACACTACTTTGAATGGCTCAAAACCATTTGAAACTTACCTACAAGCGATCTTTTCAGGTAGTGGCTATACTTACAATTTGGAAACAACAGTCGGATCTATTCGAAAAGAAAATTTTGGGAATAAGTCTCGACTGTCACTTTTCAACGACATTATCAAGGCCGCTGGTCTTGAATTTTCTGTCCGTGGACATGTCATTCGAATCTTAAAACGAATCGGAACAGACCTGTCTACAATCGTTCGTAAAGATTTTAATATGAACGAGCTGAAAATAGAAAAAGATATCAATAGCTTTGTAACCTATCAACGTGGCCTCGGTGCTTGGAAAGACGATGAGGATCATTCGAAAGGTCGTTATGAAACATCATACGAGAGCCCACTATCTGCTATTTATGGACGAATTGAGGCAGACCCTGTTGTAGATGAGCGCTACAAAGATACAGGGAAGTTGTTAGAAAGGCTGAAAGAAAATGTGGATAAGTCGTACAAGGTTTCTGTCGAAATCGATATGGAAGACTTATCACAAGCTGGCTATCGAATCAGTCGTCCAAATCCGGGCGATTACATTATGGCCATTAACGAAACGTTAGGATTTCGTCAAAAAGTCCGCATCGTATCGTTTACCAGCGAATATGATGTAGGTGGCAATCTAATTAGTCGAAAGGTTGTCTGCAACGATATTGGAACAGTTCAGCGCGTAACAAGTGAAATTAGTCATTTGTCACGCACGCTAACTGATTCGATAGAAGGAAGCGAACGTGCTTTAAAAACGGCAACAAAAGCTTTAGTGTCAGCAGATGGAAAAAACACGAACTACTTTGGAGATGTGAAGCCTTTAGATGTTCCAAAAGGGACATTGAGAAAAGGCGATCGTTTATTTTTGACCGTCGGAGACAAAAAACAACTGTACTTTTGGAACGGAGCAGAATGGGAGCTTGAGCCAACAGAATTCGACCACGAGAAATTCGATATGGAGTTCAATCGAAAATCTCAAGAAATTAAAAAAACTATCCAAGAAAATAGGCAAAAGGCCGAGGAAGCCTTGAGAAATGCTGGCGCAAGTAGCTTACTCGCTCAGGAAGCGAAGCGGATTGGGTTGGATTCTGTTGCCAAGCTTGAAGAGTTCAAAAGACAGGCTACGAGCGCTCAGATAGCTCTGTCGGGCGATTTGGACGCTCTGAAGCGGACGGTCGCGAACGATATTCGACCGAAGCAAGCACAGGCTGAAGCTGAGATTGCTAAGCAGGTTGAAGCACTTATCCAGACCAAGAATGAATTGGCTGGTGTGAAGTCGGCGCAAGCGACGTATGAAGAGACAACGACTCGCAGACTGTCAGAGCTGGCCAATCTGGCCAATGGTAAAGCCAGCAAGTCGGAGCTCACTCAGACGGCGGATGAGTTGAAAAGTCGGATTGCGAGTGTGCAGGTCGGGGGTACAAATCTTTATGCGTTGAGTAAAAATAAGGATATCCTTCGAAGTAGCCATTTAACAGATTTGAAATTTGATATTTCATCTGGTGAAATTTCATTTAAAGCAACTGGATTAGATCCGTATTTTGGTGAAGCCACCGTTCACCCAAAATCAGTAAGTGATCGGAATGGTGTTAGAATTCCTGTTATTTTCGGGAAAGCAATCTATGTAACAGTTTCAAATCCAATTTTTATCAAAAATTACATTTCGTATTTTGATGAACACGGGAATACTGTGAAATCTTATAAGTTCTACAAAAGTAGCTCTTTTGTAATTTTTCCCAAAGAGTTGGAAGGTGCTAACTTTATCACGATGCGTTTTGGGTGTGGCGGTTCTGATTTTGAAATCGGAAGCGTTATAAAAACTAAAATAAAGGTTGAATATGGTACTATTCCGACAGACTGGAGTCCTGCTCCTGAAGATATAGAAGGTCAGATTTCAGCCGTCGAATCCAACTTCAAACAGCGTGCTGATTCACTAGATGCTGGTGTGAGCCGTCTGACTGAAGGTCTCAGAACTAAAGCGGATATCAGCGCACTCAACGTGACTGCTGAAAACATCAGGCAGTCTGTGAAAAGTCTCGAGACAGACACGCAGAACAAGCTAAATCAGATGTTGAGTCTGGCTGAATTTGAGGTGCGAGCTGGTTCTATCCGTCAGCAAATCCTGAACGCAACTAAGGACAAGGCAGACAAGACTCTAGTTGTTGCTGAAGCTGGGAAATTGCGAGAAGAATTTTCGAGCTTGCGAGTCGGTGGCACGAACTTGTTAGCTTATGCCAATTTCAATTTTGGTGGATATTACCAACATAGTCTTAAAAGAGATCAAAAATATGTATATTCAAATTTGATTGAGGTAACAAATACAGATTATATCTTGCAAATCTGGGAACTTGAACCTCAAAATAAAAAAATTTGGGCAGGTTTGCAATTTTTTGATGAACAACGACAACCGCTTGAAAATGGTTATTCTACTTTTTGGTTCAGTGATTACTTTAAGAAGATCATCAAGCTTCCTGAAAATGCCAAATATATAGCCATCTCTTTTGAGAAAATTCTCTTAGAAAAAGAGATGGCTAAATTTAAGTTAGAAATCGGGAACGTCGCGACAGATTGGAGTCCGGCACCCGAAGACACAGATGGCCTCATAACCGAAGCTAGGTCAGTCTTTGAGCGCACGGCTCAGGGGTTGCGGACAGACTTATCAGCTATTCAGGAATATGTCGGTCAAGATGGCCAGCGACAGGAAACCTTGCAGCGATATGCTCGAGAAGAGAGTGCTCGTCAAGTTAGCGCAGTTCGTGAGCAGATATCTAGAGATTACGTTGGAAAATCAACCTATCAGGAAGATGTGAGAGGTCTTGAGCGTAGGTTTGAAGCTATTACTAACCCACAAAATGGCTCGATAGCGACTCAGATTGCCAAATACAAAACAGCAGTAGATGGCAGACTTACTGAAATCACCTCACTGCTTTCTGGCAAGGCTAGTCAGACCGACTTCCAACGTGTCAAAGAAACCAGTCAGCTTTATGAGCGAATTTTAGGCAATACTGAAAATGGAATTGCGGATAAGATCGCTCGCATGGCTATGACAAGTCAGCTGTTTCAGGTTGAGGTGTCGAAAAACGAAAATCTGAAGACAGTTCAAAGACAGTTGGCTGGGTCGTGGGCTGTTCAAAATCTGACCAGTGCTGGTTCAATCGTTTCGCAAATCAATGCGACTAACAATCAAATTCTGATTGAGGCTGAAAAAATTCGTTTGAAGGGCAAGACCTTGCTGGACGAACTCACAGCTATTCAAGGTTACTTCAAGCGTTTGTTTGTAGGCGATGCTAATGTCGGAACGCTTAATTCAGACATCATTAGATCTAACTCTATCACAGCAGACAAGTTAGTCATGGATATGGCAATGGCTCGGATGTTCGTCTCAAGCGACATCTTCACAGATACGCTTGCTGCTAAAGAAGCCTTTATCAACAAACTTCGGTCTGTTGTTGTTACTGCAACCTTGCTTGAAGGTTATAAAGGTCGCATTGGTGGATTCCAGATTGGTACACATGAGAAAGATTCGTCGGTGTACTGGATCACTGGTCAAAATCAATTCTCAGTCGGTATGAGTAATGGGTCTGGCCAGTGGTCACAGACGGCTTTGTGGGTCAATTGGGGCAACAATTGGGGGTATCCTGGAGACTATGCATGGTACGTGAAAAATAACGGCAAAATGTATTGCTATAACACGGCCGAATTTTGGAATACACCTGTTATCCATGGGGATTTACGTGTAACAGGGCATATCTACTACAACAATGAAAATTCAGGAAAATCCGGGTACTGGATTCACTCGTCTAAATACTCAAATTTCGAGCCCTCAAACAACTATCTTTACCTTTATTACAGCGGTTCTGGTTACGATTGGATCCCGATGAATAAAGAAATCTCAGACCGTCGCTATAAATCGAATATCGAAGCTAGCACAGTTTCTGGTCTCGATGTGGTCAAAAATCTGAAGACATACAGCTATCGCAAAAAGTACGATGGCAAAATCGAAGATATCGCTTGCGGTATCATGGCTCAGGATGTCCAGAAGTACGCTCCTGAAGCGTTTTTTGAAAATCCTGACGGTGCTTACTCTTACAACACATTTGTTCTTGTGCCTTACTTAATCAAGGCAATTCAAGAGCTCAATCAAAAAATAGAAAAAATGGAGAAAATAGCATGAACGAACAAGATAAACAAATCAGCACCTTAACAATTAAATCACTAAGTGAGAGAGTCGGTAATGAGGCTACTCAATCGGCTACTCTAGAGGCTCTCTACACAGTTACTGCAATGGAACTTGAGCAAATGAAACGCATCATTGAATCTGACGAAGAGCTGAAAGCGAAATTTGAAGAAGTGAAAGGACAAATGACAAATGGCAATTAACAATTACGAACTAGCGACCAAACCTTATACTCGTGGTTTTGGAGACAATATTACAACCGTTGTAGAAATCCGTTTGCAAGACGGGAATCGTTATAGCACTAACCAGCGGGAATTGGCTGGTGACCGTACACAAGACCAAGAAGACGTGCTTATTCAAGCGGTTCTTGATATCCTAAAAGCCGAGCTAGATCCAGGAAGCGCTATCGTCAAAGCACAGGCACAGCTTGAACAAGCTGAGCAACAGATTGCTCAAAACAAGAGTGAGCAGGACAGACTCTCTGCGCTTGCAAATAAAATCGATAAAGTCGTTCGAGTCATGGCTCAAGATTCCATCATGGGTGAGAAAATCGCCTACGGAACAACCTACAAGGAACTTGTCGAACTCTTCCCATTCGCTGAAGAAGGTAAGACATATCAACCAGGTGATATGTTTGTGATTGAAAATCCTGAACACGTTGAATTGAACGGCGAGGGCAAGCGTGTCTTGATTCAGACAAATCAGGCTTTCACCTACAAAGGCGAATCTTTCAAGCAGCTTGAAGGCGTACCATCTCAAAATGGTATCCTTGCAATCTGGAAGTGGGAAGGGCAAAAAGCCGAAAGTGATCTTGAAACTACTCGAGTTCCTGCACAGTAGATTGGAAGTGGTCTGATTGGAATTACTAGCATTTTTGGATAAATTGAGTCCGATTCTAATCGTGATCATTCCTAGCTATTTTTCTTTCAAAAGCACGCAGAACACAAAAGAGACTGACAAACAAATCAGTCTCTTATCTGATAAAATTAGTGCCATTGAAAAGACAGTCTCGAATGTTGAGACTATCGGCAAAGATAATAGCAAAGGTTTGAGCGTTATTGGAAAAGGTCTTCAAAGATTACAGCGTTTTCGATTGCAAGAAAACCTAAAAAAAGCAATTAGACGAGGCAATACCAATCAGCATGAGATTGAGGAATTGTCTCGTCTATATGAAAGTTATGTCGAGCTTGGTGGAAATGGAGCCATCAAGGTACTGTATGAAAAATTTCTAGAATTAGAAATTGTGGAGGAAAATATAAATGCAACAGATTAACGAAATTTTACTAAACGGAGCAATCAGCATCCTTGTAATTTTGGCTGGAATCGCCGTTAAAGCGGTCAAGGACTACCTGGTTCAAAAAGGTGGAGAGAAAACCATCAAGATTGTCGAAATCTTGGCCAAAAATGCGGTCAATGCCGTGGAGCAAGTCGCTTCTGAAACTGGCTATAAAGGCGAAGAAAAATTGGAGCAAGCCCGCACGAAAATCCGTGCTGAGCTGACCAAATACAACATCAGCATGACCGATAAGGACTTAGATACATTTGTTGAGTCAGCTGTCAAGCAAATGAACGATGCTTGGAAAGGGGAACAATAATGGATATTGATACAAGTAGATACAGAGAAGGATTGCCTCAGGTCGGTGTGCAACCCTATCGTCAAGTACATGCGCACTCAACAGGAAATCGAAACTCTACCGCCCAAAATGAAGCCGATTACCATTATCGTAAAGACCCTGAACTTGGATTCTTTTCTCACGTTGTAGGGAATGGACGTGTCATGCAGGTCGGTCCTGTAAATAACGGAAGTTGGGATGTTGGGGGCGGTTGGAATGCTGAGAGTTACGCAGCAGTCGAATTGATCGAGAGTCACGGAAGTAAAGAAGAATTCATGCGCGATTACAAGCTCTATGTTGAGCTTTTGCGAAATCTTGCGGACGAAGCAGGTTTGCCGAAAACACTTGATACAGGAAGTTTGGCTGGGATTAAAACGCATGAGTATTGCACGAATAACCAACCAAACAACCACTCAGATCACGTTGACCCATATCCTTATCTGGCAAAATGGGGAATCAGTCGTGAACAATTCAAGAAAGATATTGAAGGCGGTCTATCTGAAGGTGGCTGGAAACGCAATGATACCGGCTGGTGGTGGGAGGAGTCCGATGGCTCTTATCCAACGAAACGCTGGAAGAAAATCAACAATGAGTGGTTCTACTTTGACGATCGTGGCTATTGCTTAATCAATCGTTGGTTCAATGATGGTCAAGACTGGTTCTATCTTGATAAACGCGGCGCTATGGTCACAGGATGGATGTATATCAATAACCGTTGGTATTTCTTCAAATCAGACGGTCGTATGGCCACTGGTTGGGTTAAATATCGTGAAACCTGGTATTTTATGGAAGAAAAAGATGGTTATATGCTATCTAAACAGTTCATTAAGTCAGGCGATGGCTGGTACTATTTGAAGGCGAATGGTGAACTCCACACAGACCCAGCATTCAAAACAGAACCAGACGGACTTATCACCGTCGTCGACAAACCAAAAGAAGAAAAATAAAAACAGAAAGGACTTTCAAATTAGATTACACCAACCGCAGGCAATAGCTTGCGGTTTTTTTGTTTGTTCTGAAACAAAATGTGGTATAATATAGCTATAATCTAATATTTACCACTTTCTGAAAACACTAGCAGCAACTAGTGTTTTTTGTTTTAAAAAAGGGGCAAAAAAGGGGCAAAAATGTCGTAAACCTCTGTAAAACGATGTAAAAAATCAACTTTACCCTCGCTTTAAAGCTCTAAATTTCAACGTATTGTGAAACAGTGTAAATTATAGTATCGCCTATAACTGTTGTGTGCTCTTTTTTCGTGCTTTTTCCGAATAAATAAGATAGAATAATCTAGAATAAGTGATAATAGAAAAGAGAAGATGATGAAAATTCGTGGTTTTGAATTGGTTTCGAGTTTTACAGACGAAAATTTATTACCGAAGCGTGAGACGGCTCATGCGGCAGGTTATGACTTAAAGGTTGCGGAACGCACGGTGATTGCTCCGGGAGAGATTGTTCTCGTTCCAACGGGGGTCAAGGCCTATATGCAGCCGACAGAAGTGCTCTATCTCTATGACCGTTCTTCAAACCCTCGTAAGAAGGGTCTAGTCTTGATCAACTCTGTTGGCGTTATTGATGGGGACTATTATGGAAATCCTGGAAATGAAGGGCATATTTTTGCGCAGATGAAAAATATCACAGACCAAGAGATTATTCTTGAAGTTGGGGAACGTGTGGTTCAGGCTGTCTTTGCACCATTTTTAATTGCAGATGGGGATGAGGCAGACGGAGTTCGTACTGGTGGATTTGGATCAACAGGGCACTAGGATGAAGATTATCTTTGTGCGTCATGGGGAGCCAGATTATCGTGAGTTAGAGGAGTGTTCCTACACTGGCTTTGGATTAGATTTGGCTCCTTTGTCTGAGAAAGGAAGGCGACAAGCTCAGGAACTTTGCCAAAATCCTTTGCTTGGCTCAGCTGATATACTGGTGTCTTCTGCAGTGACGCGAGCATTAGAAACGGCTTCTTATCTTACTTGTGCTACGGACCTTCCTTTAAGAGTAGAGCCTTTATTACATGAATGGCAGGTTTACGAAAGTGGCATAGAGAATTTTGAAAAAGCACGTACTCTGTTTTTAGAAAACAAGGGGGAGTTGCTTCCTAATAGTCCTATTCAATATGAGACAGTTGAAGAGATGAAGGCGCGTTTTTTGCAAACTATGATAAAGTACCGAGACTACCAGACAGTACTAGTTGTCGCTCATCGAATGCTCATGCGCCAATTTGTATCAGACGAGAAGATTGATTTTTGCCAAGTAATTGAGTGTGAGTTAGAGATATAGAAAGAGGTTTATTATCGCAAAGAAAAAAGCGACATTTGTGTGTCAAAATTGTGAATATAATTCACCTA